TCTTGTGAAAGCAGTCTTGGCTAGTGTAGTATTGATGTTTTTGTTTATGTTTTATTTTATAGTTATACCATGAATAATATCATTAATATTCATTCTGCAAAAGCTGTAGATCAAGAAGAACTAGACAAGATTTTACATGAAAAAGAGCAAAAACTCCAAGAAGAATGTAAATTAAACAAAGAAAAAAAGCTTGGTAAAAGATGTAGATATATTTGGCTAGGAATACTCAAAACAACTAATGAAAGTTAATGAAGTGTTGAACTGATAGGTATTTCCTTTGTTTGTATTTCATAAGCTTGTACAAAGTCATCAAGCTCCTCGGTGGATTCAAAATGTAAAGTGAATCCAAGAGTATTTTGATTAATAAAAAAAAGTTGAGATAATGGCGCTTTTATGTCTAATTTCTGATAAAATTGATGTAATTTATTGTCCTTGTCTGAGTTTTGCATACGATTCCGTAATTATACTCCGTATTATATCATATGTTCACCTTTTGTTCTACTCTTTTCTTCAAAATTAGGAATAAATTTTTGCTTTTCTTGGAGTTTTCAAAAAAACATAGATTGAATCCAATCCATCTCTGAGCTTTTCCATGAGTTTTGTTTTTTGTCGAGTGTTGTTTCCATTTGTTGAAAGTTCTTGAATAACAACTTTATCAACTACCTCTCTACAATTCTTTGGGATTTCTTTGAGTAAAATTGAGTACCAACGATAACCTTCTCTTATTGGAACATTGTTTGGATCATAACCATTAGAGCTTTGTTTCTCATTGTAGCTTAAAGTCAATTTAGGAAATGAAAAAGATGAATAGTAAGCCCATCGAAGCTTCAATCCAGCATAGAAATAAGCTGCATTCACCTGAGGAATCGGATGTAAAAGACCTCTGTTGAAAAATTCGGTGAAATAATCCTTTGTTTTAAAGGAAAAAACATAGTCATGACCATCCTTTCTGACATAATTTATACAAACTTCCCCTTCTCTGTTAGGATATTCACTTTTAATTTGTTTAATGAGTGCATTAACGGAATCTGAGTTCTTTTTCTTCTTTTTTTTCTTCAAAATAAGTACCTTTCTCTCATTTATCATATAAAATGTAATGAAAAATATTTTTAAGATGCAAATTTCTTCTTTCTTCCAATGGAACAGAAAGAGGAAATCCAGAAATAACAAAACAATCTGAAATTTCTGGTAAAATTTCTTCAATTTCTGTTAAATTTTCTTCTTCTTCTAAATCATCATCTTCCAAGTCCACTAGGTCATGTTTTTCTTCCTCTCTTTGATAGTCTATACACAGAATGACCTCTCCAGAGGACAATGTGTAGGAAACTTGTTTCTTCAACATTTTCTACCAACGATCAAATTCCTCTTTAGTGATCCAATCTTCTTTTAACATGATTTTTACCATATCATCAGAAATTGATGGTATTCTTTGACCTTTTTTGACAAAAGAAACATAACTTTTGACTTTTGTCAAAGGATCAAACTGAACAACATTTTCCTGGAGTGAAATTTGATCAAAAATCCTCTTAGCTATAAATCGTTCACAAGCCTTGAAAAATTTTCCTTTTTCATTGGTGTTTTGATCTTTGTAGAGTTCCCATTTTCTTTTTAAGTCTTTTTTATCCTCTTTTGATAGCTTTTTGTATTGTATGAAAGTATCAGATTTAATTGATCTTCCGTCATTTGACCAAAATTCATCAAACTCCTCAGAGTATATTATTTTATTATTAACATTAGGTCTAAGTATAGGTCTAAGTATAGGTATAAGTGGCACCTCTTTGCCAGAGTTTTGCTTGTTTTTTGCTTGACCACCAATTTTCCCAGCAAAACTACGGATTTCTGAGTTGTGATGAATACGATTCCACTCCTCAACCTGAGCTTTTTGATTAAAACAATTATCTGAATTAAGTGTAAAATATTTTTTGAGTATCTTATCAACTACTTTTCTTGATTTTTCGTCATGAGCTTTACAAATTTCATAAATTTCTTCAATTTCGTTACATAATTGACATTTTTCTTCCCAAGCAAAGCATAAAAGACGAAAATAAACTCCTATTTCTAAATTATTGAGATTGACTGTACTAGCTATAAAATCATTAACTCGTACTGGCATTGAAAAGATTTTATCCGTCATTTGAACTTTTTATTATAACATCTAATACAGTACCAAAAAGTATCTTTTGCCTTATAATGACAAGGATTGTGTGTCATCATCAAATCCTGTACATATTTTCTTTTACAGTCAAAACATCTGTGCTTTTCGTAAAAACTGACTAATCGTTGATTTCCGTAGCTGTTGGAAGGTCTATATTTCTTTAGTTCAAGGAGCTTTGTCATAGAAATCTTTAACTTTTACTTGACCATCTGTTAATAACTCTATCTTGACAATCTCATTTTTTCGAGGAATGACATCATTACACCATCGATAGACTTTCATGGCTGGATTCTGAATATCCCTAATTTCTAGTTTTTCAGCTAATTTATGATAAGAAAAACCATTATTTTTTCTGTATTTTTCTAATTTCATAATTATTCATAATTATTTTCCTTGTGATAGTCAAGAACTATGATATATAAAAAAATGATATGATTATTTATGAATTAAAGAAACTACATCATGGAAAAGTTGAATTACGATCTATTGACTTAAAAAGATTTATCGAACAAGACGGAGTTGAAGTACATCATGACGGAAAAAAGATGTTTTTAAGTCCTACAGCTTTAAAAAATGGTAAAATAACTCTCAAAAACGTTCAAAGTCAATTTGGAGGCCATTATGATCTAGTGTCTTTTAATTGGAAACCCAAAGATGAAAGACAAGGAGAAATATCATGGTTGAACTCGTAAAAGAAGATGAAAAACTGATAAAAGATGATACTTACAGAAACAATATGATTAAACGATTTGATAATGTGAGTAAAAGACTGAAAAAAAATCTTGAAAAAAACAACAAAGCTGTTGTAACTTGGGAAGCAGAAACAAGTGTAATTGATGTTAAAAAAAAGGATGAAAAATGAAAAAAGAATTATTAACAACAACAGCATTAAATCTCACTAATTTTAAAAAATTTGATTTACTACCATTCTCTTTTTCAAAAGCAAGTCGTTGGTTGAACGATCCCGTTTCCTTTTACATTTCCTACATTGAAAAAATTAAACTAGCAAGTGCTGCGATGCTTCGAGGAACTTGTGTCGAGCATGGAGTTTTCTGTCTCTTTGAGGGAAAAGGTATGAAACAAGCCGTAAAAGAGTGTACGGAATTATTTGACGAAGGAGTAAAAGACTTGGACGATCCTCGAAAAGACTATGAAAGAGAAAATTTAGAGATGTTCGTACAAGGATTTTGGACTCAGTTACAAGATTACACAATGACAGACTATCAGGAAGAGCAAAACTTTGAAGTTCTTGGAGTTCCCATCATTGGTTATACCGATTTTGGAATTAAGCTGAATGATTCCGAGTTGAAAGTTGATCTGAAAACATCTAAGAGGATGCCAAAGAAACTAACTCACTCAATACAGCTACAGCAATCATTGTATGCAAAATCTTCCAACATGATTACGAAAGTTCTATATTCTGTTGTCAGTCGAAGTCAAAGTAACGCACAATGGTTTGATGTAACCGAACAAGATACATCCGAAAAGATTTTTAGGGATATTCTTATCTCTATGGACAGTTTTTTATCAAAATGCGAGGATAAGCATGAGATGAAAAAAATGCTCGTTCCAAATTTGGATAATTGGATTTGGGATTACGATCCTAGAATGAGTGAAATACGTAAACAAATATGGGGATATTAACATGGTAACTATGAAAGAAGCACTGGCTAATGTTGATGTAAATGAATTACAGAAACTAGCTCAGGACGGTAACGATTTTGGACTGAACTTTTACAATGAAAAGCACGACAAGGATTGGGAAGTTAGTCCAAAACAAATGACTGGTATAATTAATAAACTTCCAAAAATTACGTCTCAAACAAGCTCTGCTCCAGTTTCCTCTGAAACGGATTT